CATACGCAGACGCGTAATAAATAAACTCGGGGCGCCTGGTAATGCAGGCGCTCTTTAACAGGAGGAAACATGGCAGACACAGTATTAAATACAACTGTATTTGACGGATCAAAAAAACTTATCACTCACTACAACGTGGTTTCTGATAACTCTGGAAGCACAACTAAAATAGTTGATGTTTCTGAATTAGCAAAAAGCCCAGCTAACAAATCTTGCGTTAAAGTAAGATTAAATAAAGTTAGTTGTAACGTTTCAGTAACTGCACCAGTAGATGCTTTACGTATGGAATGGGATAATTCTGGAACCAATATTGTTTTTCAAACATTAAATGGAGAAATGGAATATGACTATTCTTTTTTTGGTGGATTAAAAAATGATGAAGCTAGTGGTTATTCTGGAGACGTTAATATAACACTACCAGCCTGTACAGCAGGAGATAGTGGGACAGTTGTTTGTGAATGGATTAAAGTCTACGAATCGTAGGAGTTTAAATGGCTAATACTACTTCGGGAACAGCAACGTTCGATAAAACTTTTTCTATTGATGAAATTATAGAAGAATCTTTTGAACGTATTGGATTAAATTCTGTGGCTGGCTATCAAATGAAGTCAGCCCGAAGATCTCTTAATATCTTATTTCAAGAATGGGGTAATAGAGGTATTCACTATTGGGAAATAGCAGAAACCAATATTGACATGATTCAAGGTCAAGCTGAATATAAATTTTTTAGATCAAGTGGTGATGGCACAAGTGCTGTTTCTACACCAGCAGATATTTATGGAATGTCCGATGTCCTTGAAGCACAATTAAGATCTAATAGAACTCAAACAACACAATCAGATAGTCCTATGACTAAAGTTGATAGATCAACTTATGGTGGTTTTTCAAATAAACTTTCTCAAGGAACACCTAATCAATACTTTGTGCAAAGATTTATAGATCACGTTAGTATTCAAGTGTATCCAACACCAGATTCAACTAATGCATCTAAAGATATGCATATTTATTATATTAAAAAAATTCAAGATATTGGTGACTATACAAATGCAACTGATGTGCCATTTAGATTTGTACCTTGTATGACTTCAGGTTTAGCTTTTTATTTAGCACAAAAATATCAACCACAATTAGTACAACAAATGAAACTATATTATGAAGATGAATTAGCAAGAGCATTAGCAGAGGATGGTTCTGCTTCTAGCACACATATAACACCTAAAACTTATTATCCAGGAGCATAATGTCAAAATACGCAACAGGTAAATATGCAAAAGCAATATCAGATAGATCTGGTTTAGAGTTTCCATATAGAGAAATGGTTAGAGAATGGAATGGATCTTTTGTTCATGTATCAGAGTTTGAACCAAAACAACCACAGTTAGAACCAAAACCAACTAACGCTGATGGTATTGCATTAAGACATGTTAGAACTGCGAGAACAGAAAGCGATGTTCCTTATTCTATACCAGAAAATGGATTTGAAACTTATGAAGCAGGATCAGGAGTTATTAATGTAACTGCACCTGGACATGGTTTAACAAATGGAACAACATACAGATTTAGAGGTTCGCCTTTAGCAATTACGGCTAGTGGTGGAACATTTCAATTTACAAATCCATCAGACTTTGATGGAATTACAGGAACAAATGTTGCAAAGTCAGCAGGGTATGCAATAACAACTGGAATATTTAGAAGTGGTGCAAGAGTGAGCACAGATTATGCTGTTGCTAATTTCTTCTTCTTTACAGTTGATACAGATACTGCTACAGTTGGTGAAGTTAAAGGAGGAGGAGTTGGCTGCTCAGTTGGGCCAGTTACATTAAGCGCATGATTAAAAAAATTATAAATAAAATTAAATCTTGGTTTATACCAAAAGAACAAATAGATGCTCATGAAGTAACACTTCATCCTAAAGGTTTTTGTAATGATCACAATAAATATAAACATCGTTGTCCTAAATGTAAAGAATTAGCGAGGATTGGATAATGGCTGGATTAAGTGCATCAGGATTAATAACACAAATAAGAAGTTATACAGAAACAGATTCAAATGTTTTAACAGATGCTGTTGTAGAAAATATAATACTAAATGCACAATATAGAATTTTTAGAGATTTACCAATTGATGCTGACAGAAAACAACAAACAGGTAATTTAGTTACAGGTCAAGAAACAATAAATGCTCCAGCAGGTGCTGTTTTTATAAGAGGTATACAAGTATATGATTCAACATCAGCTACAACCGGTGCTAATATTTGGTTAGAAAAAAAAGATATTACATATTTACAAGAATATGTTTCGTCAACAGAATCAGCAAAAAGAGGACAGCCAAAGTATTACGCTATGTTTGGTGGCGGCACAGGAGAGTCAGATACCACATCTGGAAGAATGATGTTTGCTCCAGTTCCTGATACTACATATAAATTTAGAGTGCATTTTAATGCGGCTCCAGCTTTATTAGAGAATAATGATACTAATTATATTAGTCTTAACTTTCCAAATGGACTGTTATACTGCTGTCTATCAGAAGCATATGGATTTTTAAAAGGTCCGATAGATATGTTGACATTATATGAAAATAAATATAAACAAGAGGTACAAAAGTTTGCTAATGAGCAAGTTGGTAGAAGACGAAGAGATGACTATACTGATGGCGCTGTTCGTATACCGGTAACCTCAGCAAACCCGTAGGAGAAAAATTATGGCAATAACATCGGCAATTTGTACAAGTTTTAAAGTAGAAATTTTAAAAGGAGTTCACAATTTTACAGCTACAACAGGAAACACATTTAAAATAGCTTTATACACAAGTGATGCTACTTTAGGTGCTGGAACTACAGCTTATTCGGCTACTAACGAAATTACAAACTCATCTGGAACTGCATATACTGCAGCTGGTGCAACATTAACAAGTGTGACTCCAACTTCATCAAGCACAACCGCTCTTTGTGATTTTGCAGATGTAAGTTATACTTCTGCTTCGTTTACAGCAAACGGTGCTTTAATTTATAACGATTCAGCATCAGGTGATCCTGCTGTTTGTGCTATTGCATTTGGATCTGATAAAACAGTAACAAGTGGAACTTTCACAATTCAATTTCCAACAGCAGACGCAACCGACGCTATTATAAGAATAGCATAAGGAGGCACTCCTTATGGCTACTTCAATCTGGGGCGGAGACGATCCACTCGTAGCATGGAATCAAAACTCATGGCAATCTAACGTAGCAACCGTTGTATTAACAGGTGTATCTGCAACATCATCAGTTGGAACTGTAAAATCTTTTCCTGAAGCAGGTTGGGGATCTGATGGTTGGGGTGAAGATGGTTGGAGTGGAACTTTTATAGTAAACTTAACAAGTGCAGGTGTTGCAACAACATCTGTTGGTTCTGTATCAGTAGATGCAGAAATAGGTTCTGGTTGGGGTAGAGGTGAATGGAATAACAACGAAGGTTGGGGTATCCAAGGAACAGTTTTACTTGACGGACAATCTGCAACAGCAAATGTTGGATCACTTTCTCCTGCAGATGTAATGGGATTAACAGGAGTTTCTGCAACAGTAAGTATTGGTGATCCTACAATAATTGGTAACGTAGTTGTTGCACCAACAGGAGTTTCTGCAACAGCATCAGTTGGAACATTAACACCTGCCGATGTTATGGGACTAACAGGAGTTTCCGCAACAGTAAGTGTAGGAGCATTAACACCTGCCGATGTTATGGGAGTTACAGGAGTTTCTGCAACAGTAAGTATTGGTGATCCATCTATTACATCTAATCCTACAATTATACCAACAGGTTTAGAAATGACTTCTTCTGTAGGATCAATAACACCTGCAGATGTAATGGGATTAACAGGAGTTTCCGCAACAGTAAATGTAGGATCTTTGAGTCCTCCTGTTGTAATGGGATTAACAGGAGTTTCTGTAACAGCTTCTGTTGCTACATTTGGAACATCTTCAGGTTTTGGAATTCAAGCTTATTCAAGCGTTGACACAGGTTCAAATTCATCATATACAGATGTTGCAACTGGATCAAATACAAGTTATAGTGACGCTGCATAGGAGATAAATTATGGCATCAACATACACACCTTTAGGGGTAGAACTTCAAGCAACTGGTGAAAACGCCGGTACGTGGGGGACAAAAACTAATACCAATTTACAAATTATAGAACAAATTTCTGGTGGCTATATTGCTAAATCTATAGCAGGTGGAGCTCAAACAACTGCATTATCTGTTTCTGATGGTTCTACAGGTGCAGAACTTTCTCATAGAATGATAGAATTTACAGGGACCATCACAGGAAATCAAATTGTAACAATACCTTTAGATGTTCAAACTTTTTATTTTTTAAGAAATTCAACATCGGGTGCATACACAGTACAATTTAAATATGTATCTGGATCAGGAGATTCTTTTACTTTTTCAGCTACAGATAAAGGCGATAAAATTGTTTTTGCAACAGCAAACGATGGTACAAACCCTGACATAGACACATTAGCTATTGGAACTGGTATAGCAAGTGTTGTTGAAGATACAACACCTCAACTAGGTGGTAATTTAGATACTAACTCACACAATATTTTAATAGATGATGCTCATTTTATTGGAGATGAAAATGGTCTTGAACAAATTATATTTCAAACAACTGCTTCAGCAGTTAATGAATTAGAAGT